TCTTAAAAATATATTGAATGGTTTCATTTCATGATGTAGGAAAACATCTATAGGTATTTGTCTGTTTGATTCCCACCACCAAATTTCTCCCAATGAAACAAATTCTTTTCTTATTTCATTTGAAGGCATTTTTTCTAAGTCATAAAAACTTATTATTTGATTATCATGGTTGACGACAATACCGAGGTACTCGTCTTCACCGTATTTTAAACCTGTTAGAAATGGAAATTTGTCTCTATAGTCCTCTAGCATAAAACTTATTTAGTTCTCAGACAGATAAATAGTTGTATATAAAGAGTTAAAAAATATGAGTTATGGAGATCAACGACTTTACTTGTACGACGACACGGTGGATTTAGTATTAACCACCGATGCAATCTATGTGGATAATAGACCTATGAACAATAAAAAATTAGTAGCACACAAAGGACTCAACAATGAGATTCTTTTTTCGATTAGAAATAGAGATAGAAAATTACAAAATGTGTTTTCTCAAGAATTAGTAGCATACCTAGTAAATCCTAGTACTAAAAAAAGGCTATTAATGAAACGAATTTCTAATACAAGTGAAGTAGGTCTAGTAAAACTAATTTTAACAGAAGGTGATCTTGCAAGTATAGCATCGGGTCTATACAGTATGTATGTGGCTAGAGATACTCAGGAACAAGATAAGTTACCCGTTTTTTCTTCTCAAAATAATGATGTAAGTTTTGATATAGAAATCACCGACGAAGCATACATAGAAGCAGTTGATACTCAATCAACTACAACTATTTCTCAAATGGCTAACACTGCTTTAGGTGATCCGGCAAACATATTTGTTAGTGATGCAATGTCAGGTAACCAAGACAGAAACTTTTCTCATATATTGCACAGTATCGGTATGTATACAACTACATATACAGGTAATTTAAAAATACAAGCCAGTTGTTTAGAAGGTGTTCCAAGCACAAGTCCTTCTAGTGTAGATTGGTTTGATGTAGCAAATATTTCAGTTACAAACGCAAGTAATATTGTACACAAAACTTTCCAAGTAAATGCAAACTGGGTAAGAGTACTCAGTTATCCTGCATCAAATACATCCAGTGTTTTAAATAAAGTAGTCTTAAGAAACTAGTTGACTTTTTACACTTTTCTAGTATAATAACAGTATGGATATAGACTCCTTGATCGAAAAGGTACATCGCCTTATCATTGATAATTTGCCTGTTAGAACAAGCAGGACGCCTAGTGGCTGGGTAACCATGGATTGCCCAATGTGCAGTGATAAAAGAAAAAGAGGTGGTGTGATTACCAGTGGAGCAAAAATAAGTTATAATTGTTTTAACTGTGGTTTTAAAACTGGCTGGAGTCCTGGACCAAGTTTAGGTAAAAAATATAAAGAACTTGCATTAAAACTAGGCTCCGATCAAAAAACTATACACGACTTACAAATAGAATTACTAAAGGTTAGTGATGAATTAGAAACACAAGAAACAACACCATATGTGTTTAATCTTGCTAAATTTAATATAGAACAATTACCAGACTCAGCAGTAGTAGTAGAAGATTTACAAGATGATCATCCAGTAAAACAATATGCAATTCAAAGGGGACTACTAGGTCTATATCCACTGTTGTACTTTGATGAAAAGTTATACAAACAGAGATTGGTGGTTCCCTTTACATATAACGGTGAGTTAGTCGGTTGGACTGCAAGACATATAAATCCACCTAACAAACAAACACCAAAATATTTGCACAAGATGCAGAGTGGTTATGTGTTTAATATAGATAGATTTGTAGATACAAAACGAGAAATTGTTATTGTTACAGAAGGAGTATTTGATGCAGTATTGATAGATGGTATTGCTGTACAAGGCAATCATGTAACTCCTGAACAAGCACATCTAATAGACAAATTAAGTAATAGAAAAATACTTTGCCCGGACAGAGATGAGGCTGGAAAAGAATTAATAGAACAAGCATTAGAACTTGGCTGGGAAGTAAGTTTTCCACCTTGGAAGCCGCACATCAAAGATGCGGCAGATGCTGTACAAGAATATGGTAGAATGGCTACGGTGGCGAGTATTATTAAACATGCCACCAATAATAAATTAAAAGCACAAGTAAAAACAAAAATGTTATGATAGATAAAATTTTAGATTGGTTAGATATTTGCAAAAAGCATTGGAAAGAAATATTTGCTATTAGTTTTTTAATGCATTTTGTATTTGATATTTTTATATTTTGGGCAGGATTTTTAGTGGGCAAATTTTTATGAAATTGTATGTGAACGGATGTAGTTTTACGCATGGTCACTTGCCAGTAGACCATCCTGAAAGAATAGTAGATCCGACTAAACCTGACCAACCGTATGATTGGGTTTGGGCATCTAGATTAAAATCTCATTTTGATGAAGTTGTAAATGAGGCATGGCGAGGATGCGGTAACGATAGAATTGTAAGGCGAACAATTAATTATCTATCAAAAGTTCCAGATCCACAAAATTGGACTGTGATAATTCAGTGGACTAGTATCGAGCGAGAAGAATGGTTTGATAATGATTTAGGTGTTTGGTTTAATCAGGTGCCTCATAGAGTAATATATGATGATCATGCATGGCAAAAAGTAGATTTAGAAAACAAAGATAGAATAGATGCTAGAGGAAAAACTTTTGAACCTTTTTTTGCTTTAGGAATGACTGATGAGCATAGGCTAATTAATCTTTGTAAAAATATAATGGTATTAGAGTACTTTTTTCAGCAAAAAGGGTTTGGGAATGTATTTTATACTGGTATGAGTCTTAATTGTATGCTACCTTATCATTTTGAAATATTAGAAGAAAGTATACGAAGAAATCACATGATAGATGATCAATATATTAGCAAGGATAGTCCAAATAGGCATATATTGGAAGTTTTATATAGATCAGTTAGCCCAGGCAGATTTTTACAGCCTATAAGTGCTGTTTCTAGAAATAACACACTCTCAAAGGAAGATGCCCATCCGAATTCAGAAGGGCACAGATTATTTTATGAATATATATTATATGAATTGGAAAGAAGAAACATACTATGACAGATATTAGAGAATACAACGAAGATGTACAAGAGCTGTTTTTAAGATTTTTATTGAGTGATAAAGATCTATTTGCTCGTTGTCAAAGCATTGTACAACCAGAATATTTTAATTTAAAATATCGTAAAGCAATTGAACTATTTAAAAGTCATAGTGAAAAACACAATGCTATTCCAACAGCAGAGCAAGTTAGTGCAGTAGCAGGAGTAGAACTAGAGCCAATTCCACAAATTACTGTAGACCATCACAACTGGTTTCTCAACGAGTTTGAAACTTTTTGTAGACACAAAGCATTAGAAAAAGCAATCATCGAAAGCACAGACTTGTTAGAAAAACAAGACTATGGCACCGTTGAAAATAAAATAAAAGATGCAAGTCAAGTAGGACTTGTAAAAGATCTCGGACTAGATTATTTTGAAAATCCTAAGGAAAGGTTACAATGGATAAAAGACCAAGCAGGGGCAATAAGCACAGGCTGGAAAGCGATAGATCACAAACTTTACGGTGGGCTGAACAGAGGCGAAATCACAATCTTCGCAGGGGGATCAGGCGCAGGTAAAAGTTTGTTCTTGCAAAATTTTGCTGTTAATTGGGTGTTAGCAGGACTTAATGTTGTTTATGTTAGTTTAGAACTTAGTGAGCAACTTATCAGTATGCGTCTTGATGCAATGGTGAGTGGTTTTGGCACTAAAGAAATTATGAAAAACATGGAAGATGTTGACCTCAAGGTTCGAATGAAAGCAAAAGGTGCAGGTAAATTGCGTGTTAAGCAGATGCCTAATGGTATTAATGCAAACGACTTGCGTGTATTTTTAAGAGAATATGAAATACAAAGTGGTGAAAAAGTTGATGCACTGTTAGTAGACTATTTGGATTTGATGATGCCTATTAGTGCAAAAGTAAGCGGCAGTGATTTGTTTATCAAAGACAAATATGTTTCTGAAGAAATTCGTAATTTAGCAGTAGAAAGAGATCTACTTTGTGTAACTGCTTCGCAATTAAACAGAGCGGCAGTAGAAGAGATTGAATTTGATCACCATCATATTGCAGGTGGTTTAAGTAAGATACAGACAGCAGATAATGTTGTAGGTATTTTTACTAGTAATGCTATGCGAGAAAAAGGTAGATATCAAATACAGTTTATGAAAACACGTTCTAGTAGCGGTGTAGGCACAAAAGTAGACTTAAAATTTAATCCAGACACTTTGCGAATTGAAGATTTAGAAGAAGGCGACGAAGACGCAATGACTATTACAACCGGCAGTCTTGTCGACCAATTAAAACGCACAGGAAGTATAAAAGCAGAACAACCAGAAGCACAGGATACTATCTCCCAAGCAATGAACATGCGTGAGTTCTTAAAAAAGAATGACTTGTAATGATAAATAGTAGTAAACAACGGAGAGCTTGTGCGTAAAACACGAAGTATATTAGAAGAACTCAATCAAATATCGATAGATAGAGATAGAGACCACATAGTTGAGAACAGGGGCGACCATGTTATCAATAGTGCTATTCATTTGATCGAACGTATTGAGTCTGCTTACGACGAAGCAACGGCTAAAGATCTAACAAATAGATTAGTGAACAGCATCAAAGCAAAAGATCCATCAAAGTTCTCCAGAGGCATTAAGAAAGTTATCAAAGAAGCCCAGAGAGAACAAGATGAAGATTAATGATGTTATTGTAGAGCAAATAGCAGACAAGGCAACTGCAAAAGATAAAAACGGTAATGTGTATACATATACTGCCGCAACTAACAGTTGGACTAATAAAGATGGCCAGGTTGCCACTGGGCTACTAGCACAGCAATTAGCACAACAACACGGTTACGATATCGACGGGTCTACTCCTAAAAAACCTGGCATGGTACAACGTGCTAAAGACTATTTTAGTGGTAAAACACAGGGTATGGCTCAGGCTACTAGAGGTGATAAAAATGCCAGTATTGGTAAAAAGATTGCTGGTATCGCCGGTGCCGCAATAGGCGGTGCATTAGCAGGCGGCAAGCCACAAGTACAAGGCCCTCAACATACTG